AGTGCCTGGAGCTCCGCGGTCATGGCTTCGGTCTCCGCCGTAGCGATTCCGATCCCATCCGATAGGGTCTTTCCGGTTTCGGTGGCGTTTTCCATACTGCCGGTGATGGCGTTAATCCCGTCTTGAATCCGGTCGCCCATCCAATCGAATGCTTTGCCTACCCCCTCAGTGACTCCATCGAGGAATCCGAGGTCCGGGAGTAGATCCATAAACTCCTGCCACTTGACCTTAATGGCGTTAATAATTTGAAAGAACGAGATCTTGAGCTCCATCCAGGTGATCTGCATACCGAGCACCACATCACCCAAGAAGCCAAGCGCCTTTACTAACGCATCCACCACCCGCTGGCCGATCGATCCGAAGTCCTCCGTATCGAGAGCCGACTGTCGGAAGGCGTCCGCCACGCCCTGGATCAATGGCGAGAACGATGTCGCGAGCTGATTTCCCAACCCGGTAAATACGCTTTTGGCTCGCGTAACGGCGTCGTTCGCGTTTTCGATCTGCGCGGCATCAACCCTCGAGACTGATAAGCCCAAGTGATCCGCCTCCCGAGCGAACTCGGAGAGACCTTCGCGCCCCTTCATTAGGGTCGACACTAAAGCCACGCCTTCCGAGTCAAACAGCTTGAACGAGAGCCGAACCCGGTCCGCTTGAGTCGGCACCTTCTCGAACGCATCGGCGAGCGTCGCCATCTTCTCATCGAGAGGCATTTTGTCTAGGACTTCGGCATTGAGGCCGAGTTCAGCGATCGCGTCCTTCGCTTCACCGGTTCCAGCGCTGGCCTCTGATACCCTCCGCGTTAAACGCTGAAGGGCCATGTTCATTGTTTCGGTTTTGACGCCGGTTAGTTCGCCCGCGTACTGCAATGCGCTCAATGCTTCGGTCGTGGTGCCGAGTTTGTCGGACACCTTGGCGAGCTGGTCAACACTCTTTAACGACGAGGCAACCAACGCCCCCATAGCGGCGACACCGGCAGCCGCCCCGGCAGCGGCCGCACCAGCGACCCCTTTAGTGATGGCACCGGCAGCCCGTCCGATTTTTTTCAGACCTTTATTGACCGAACCGAAGGCGCGCGCTGTCGCATCCTTCGCGGTAATGACGACCGCTGGAATCTTAACGGCCATTATCTTGTATCACCTTCAAATACGCCGCCCATAATCGGACCTCGAATGTGGACAACTCCATAATCTCCTCGAGCGTCTTGTGTAGTCGATCCGCTAACGACAAGAGGAATAACATTTCGTTGTCCTGTTTTAGTTTCCCAGGAGCTGCTCGTCGTCCACTTCCTCCTCGTTCATCGCGTTAATGACCCGGACGATCACATCGGCATCGACCGAACGGACGAGCTCCGTGAGGCTTGAGCGCTGAAATTGTTGTTTTCCGTCCTCGTCTAAGCATCGAAAAATCAACTGTAGCGCGAGCGCCTCGTCTTTTTTTCCCGCTTCCGACAGTGCCAATATCTGGCCCTGCTGCTTGAGGGTCATCGCCGGGCGGAAATACACCCGGGCCGGCTCCCCGTTTCCCCATTCAGCGACGTCGACGTAGTCGAGTTCCGAGCTCATCTTCTTACGAAAATCTGCTTTCGCAGCATCGAGAAGCGACACGTTATACCGCTCCCTTCGCGAGGGCTCCCGTTCCAGTGAATGACAAGCTCACCTCGATCATCGAATCGACACTTGTGGACCGGCTTACCGAGTCGACGATCGCATCGCCCGAGTAAGTGATGTCCGTGGACGTCTCACCCTCGGGATAGAACACAAGCTCTACGGCTGCGGCTGCGGTTGCGATGTCCTGTCCGGTGGTGTCCTCGGCGGACCAATAACAGTCCGCTGTGGCCGTCCATGATTTCGTTCCCGCCTTGTATAACTTACTGGTCGATCCTAATAACGTGCAGTCGATAGTTTCGCCTGACTCGTCAATCGACCAACCGCGGACCTCCGCGATTGCGGTACTGCTTCCCGATCCCTCGGGCTTAATTTTTACGACGCCATCGACGCCGGTATATGTCGCCATTTCGTAGCCTCCTTGCTACAGCGCCGTTCCTGGCGCGTTTGTGTTGGTGCGATACAGGACCGTCCATTCCATGACCATCGTCCCTACCATCGAGTCGGAATCCTGGCCTTGAAAATCAATGTCTGTACCACTTAAGAAACAATCTTTCGCGAGCGAATTGAGAGTCCAATCGTTCGCCAAAGCGGTCTCCACTTCCTCCGCGATCGTGTCCAAGGTGTTCTCCATAAGGTTCGACCCGGACGGCGCGGACGCGTATCCCTCGACCTGAACGATTAACGTCCGGGCGAGTCCCTGCGTACTGCCCATCGTGTCGCGTTCGCTGGTCTCGTTTTTACAGTAGACCGCTAACGCCGGGAGCTCCGCATTTTCAAAATTAAACAAGCGCGAATCGAAGATCCGACCCCCTGTAGTCGTAAGACCCGTGAGGTCAGTCACCACTCGATCGCGTATTTGTTTGCGTACATGGGTCATGCCACCGACCCCCAATCGTTCGAACTCGTTGCCGTCGTTGCTACCGATCCCCAATCCTCGGAGGTGGTCGCCACCCCGGCCACTGATCCCCAATCCTGATCCGCATCGGTCAACGATAGGCGTAATAGCACCATGCCGGTTCGATCGTTTTCGACCTGGTCGACCACATAACGCACGTTGTCCACGGTGAGCCGGTCGCCTTGGGTGGCCGCCGATACATCCTCGTGGCGTGCATAGATGATAGGCGTCGAACTCTCGAAGCCTACCTCGCCATTCCCGACCTCTACCGTCGTATACTCACGGTCGAATATGCAGTAGATGGTGGCGTTGTTATAGGTGACCGCGGTCCCGAAATCGGTCGCGAGGAGCATCCCGCTCAGGTCATTTGTTAGGAATGCTCCCGGCATGGTTAACCATCCTTTTCGGCTTTGGCCTCAGAATCAGCCGCAGCCAAACCCCGGCGGATCATCTTGTTCGCGATCCGTCCCGGTAGGTCTAGCTTGTCGCCGGCTTTTTTCTTCATACCCATTACCGTACAGGCGCGGCTTGTTTTAATTTTCATCGTTTAGCGCTCGCCTTTTTTGCCCGATTTGAGGACGACTTTTTCGGCTTCGTTTCCTCCACCAACGACGCCGTCCCATTCGACACGTACTGTCTCGCCTCCGCGTCGGAGACCTCGACAACGGCGCCCTTCTTTCGAAGTACGCCTTTGAAGAGGCCCGCGTTAGTCAATGCGATCCGCATTAAGTAGTAATGTCCTTGATCACTACGAAGCCATTCGGATTCCGTACCGCTGCGTCGACGTCCTGGAAGAATGCGAGACGCGTTCCACCGGAAGTGGATAGCGAACTCGAGTCCACGACCACATCGAGGCCCGACCAGAAGGCCAAGAAGAATTGGCTGAAATCTCCGAATATAAGCGCGGAACAGTTGCCCGAGCTCGAGCCCTTGGTGAGCGTGCTCGGTACGTTCGTGGAGTAGCCCACGTAGTAACCGATCATGCGACCGTCAGGATCAACGCAGAAATTACCCTCGACGCCCGACGCTTGCTTCGGTGTCTGCCGTAAGGCCGAACCGACACTCGGGTTAGTCAAGAATGCGGGCGATGTCCCGACCGCGTTCGCAGTCTCTACCGTCTTCAACATCTCGTTAATTTTCGCGTAGGTGATGGCCCCTCCATTCGTGCCCATCGCGACGACCGGGGTATCACTGTTAGCGATAATTCCCGTTGGCTCATTAGAGCCCCCGCCGTTGATGGCGACCGCGTCGATTGCGCTGGCAAACGTGCGGACCATGTCGTCCCGGACCACCGCCTCGATACTGGGGTCACTCTGTAGCGCGAGCTTACGAGAGATGTCCACATAACCGGCCAGTGTGCGCGGCTGTAACGTCACTTGTGCGAATGTCTCCGCGCCCTCAGAGGGTGCTGATCCTTCGGCTACGAATGCCGTATTCGTTACGCTGGCACTCAATCGCGGAATCGCCACGTTGCCCTGCAAGCCCTCGAGTCGTCGCGCGCCTAGCATCGGAATGATCGCGAGCGCGTACAGCGCCTCGATGAACTCGTCACCTCGGTGCTCCGTTCCGACCAGGAAACCACCCGCACTATCGGGGCTCACGGTTTGATCACGCTTTGACCAATTTGTTTGAGTCGGTACATAGAAGCCGCGCGCGGTTTTCTTGGTCTTGTGAGCGATCTCATCAGAGACCTCGCGCTCGTAACCGGCGTCTCTCCAATCGCCTGTAGAGGCGGCATGGATCGCGCGCATGATGGAATATTGGCGCGTCTCCTTCGGAGAGATGTCGGCCTCGGGAGGCATCGGCGCCTGACCCGGTTCCATTTGATTCAATAGGGCCGCGCGGAATTCCGCGGGGGTTGATCCCTTTTGAACATGTTCTCGAGCGAGTTCACCTTTAGAAAAGCGATCGCCGAGCGCTAATATTTCGCTCGTGTGCTGTTGCACTTCCTCGCGTGTCTTATCCCTGACCTCGGCCCGTACTTTGTCGACGTCTATTTGAGGCGCCTCGTTTTGTGGTTCGTCTGCCATATCAACTTCCTTGTTAGCTATAGCGATACTGTTGGGTTTAGATCGACCGAGCCCCACTTGGGCGCTCGTATCGGCTGGTATAGAAACAATGCTCGCCTCGAGAGGTCGAAAGGCGCATCGCACCTCGTCGCCTGATTCGTTGCGCTGCATGTTGGTGATCTCGTACCCGCATGAAATATTCTGTCGAATACCGGATACGACATCGTTCCAGAGTTCCGTTCCGAGGGGCGATTCGGAGAATCGAACAGTGGCAACCGTTCGCTTGTTCGCAGAATCGAGCTCGGCACTTTCG